CTTTCCGTATCTCTCATGACCCCATCAGAGCCTAAGACAAAGCGGCCATCTGGATCCGTATACTTGTATCCTTTCAGATTAATTGGATCGTTTTTACCCTCAGGCGTTCCACCAGTCGCATAAATCGAAGTTCCAAGATCATAGATGTCAGACTTCACGATAATGTTTTCGACATCAACATTGACATAAAGCGTTTGGTGGTTATCTTTACCACGTTTTTTGTAAATATTAATGTATTTATTGATAACAGTAGTCCCTTCTACCTTGAAACTAAAGTCAATTTCTGCGTTATCAAACTGAGTTGCAACAGAAACTAAACGTGCTAAAGCCGTCGAATCCTCACTTTCCCATTCAAGTTTCCTAGTGAGCGTAGGAATCTCGTTAAATCCTATTTCAAAGCCAGAATCATACATAAACTTTTCAATATAGAATGCTATGGAATATGCTTTGTCAGCTTTGTAGGGTCCAACAAGTTCATTCAAAAGATCAACCCCTGCATCCTCTGCAACGAAATAATGCGTGCATTCTTTTGGGTTATGAATTGTTTCAACAATTGTCATCCAGATATCTTTGTTATTGTAATCATGAAAAAGAACATAATTACCTACTTTAGCAAAATCTTTTACTTTTTTTGTTTGAACCGAACTAAAATACAATGTTCCGCTTAGTGTTCTATTCCCGTTTTCAACGCTCAGTTTGTCCTCTTCATCAGCGATTACAACTTCAGTAGTATTATTAGTAGATACAATTTCTTTAAGTTGAAATTGTCTATCAGCAAAGTAGAAATCCAATCCTTCACCTCCTCTCGACAAAAAAAGAGAACCTCTATTCTAGAAGTTCCCTAAATAAATACTCTTCTAACCGTAACACCGACAATTGGTGTAATCGCCCAATCAGAAGGGACTATTTGAATTGTATGTTTACCATAGTCAAACCTGAACTTATCATACTCATTTCCCAATTTATGGAGAGTACGATCTTCCACTCCATTAACTAAAACCTTTCTCGTTTTAGTATTTATTTCTACAAAATCTTTGTCGCTGAACAGATTATTGACATTCGAGTTTATCGTCTCGTTGGTCCAATCAAACTTCGAATCCGTCCACGCCATTAGATTATGATGCTGATTCGAGAAGCGTTGAAACCAGCCTTTTTCATATATTGCATTTGTTTCTTCAGCCTCAGTAAAGTTCATAACAAACTCATGATCGTGCGAAGTAAACGCACCATCATTGGCTGGATTTAAAGCTTTAATTTGACTGAATACCCATCTTAGTCGTTTATTTGAATTCAGACGCTCCATTTTTACTTCGAAGAAATTTCCGTTAAACGTCTTTCTAGAAAGACTGGTTGACTTCACACACTTCGTCTTGTACCAAAACTCAATGATAAGTTCATTGTTTAGTGTCGTACTATCTCGAATAACAACGGCCATAAAGACTTTTTTATTCTCATCAGCCAGTAGAAATTCAACACGCCCTCTAGCCGTTTTGACGTTTGATCCATTATTAAAATTCATACGCTGAACACATGAGAAGTCTCCACTTGAAATATTATTAGCATTTTTAGGAATTTGAAAACTCAGCGTAGGACCATGCCACACATTAATAGCTCCTACGCCAGTGAAAACTGGATAAATAGCTTCACCACCATCCCACTTCATGTTTCCTTGAACTATATTCGGTGTAGATGGGTTACTTAAATAGTTGGGATAAGTAGACGGCATTGTCTTGTCATTTAATGAAACACCAACAGGAAGGTTTGCAGTGCGCCATCCATGGTTAATCACACGGTGCTTTCCAACTTTGCGAACAGTATCGACATCCTCAGGATCACCGTACTGCAATATGCCTCCATTCGAATTAACCAATCCAATCAACCCGTTCTCTCCTTGCATCGTAACTTCAAACTGCGGTTCAGCTTTCCACGTTCCATAATGAGTCACTTCAATCTGATCACTGACTGTGAGTTTACTAGCTGTGTAAGGATTAAGAATAGGCCCGACATTATACTGTGGCTTACAGATCACTAACCTAGAATTGCCTCTGACACCAACTGTCAGGCATAGTGCGGTAGTTTTTTCGTTCGTTATTCGAATAGTTTCATTGATTGTCTGCCATTCATTTTCTAAAACTTTTGCATCAATTGAGTGGCGTTTTAAGATATCACCACCAACCTTAGACCTTTCTTCTAGTATTACGGTACATGGTCTATCGGTTCCGTCTGTAGGTAATATTTCAATGTTTATGAGCATCCCGAAAGATACATAATCACCAAGACTTACCTTGATAGGGCGAGTGATCTCGGTCGTTTTTGGTAACCAGTTCTCTTTACCATGAATAGTAACTAAATCAGTAAAATCTGCTATGAGTGTATTTGAGCCATTGTACTTTGGTCCTAATGCGGTAAAATCTTTCCAGTAATGTGCCTTATTTTCAAACTCACTATCTAAACAAAGGTTTTCTTTTGCAGGATTAGCATTGGTAAAATAGTCTGCTTCAACAGCATAAGCAACTCCTTCTGGCACTTTAAAACTCAACTCAACTTTTGCTGCATCACGATTTACATATTCGGGAACAATCTCACCTTCAAATCGAGCGGACCAGTAACGATCCGCTTGATCGGTAAATATTAGTTGACCATCTGTTCCATCAGCTTGATAAAGGACGCGATACATCTCATCTTTGAGCGTATCTACGTCCGTATTATCATTTCTCTTCTTATTTTTCCTAATCCATCCTTTAACAGTAATTGTTGTTGCACTGTCCTTAGCATAGAGAAGTTTTTCACCCATCACTAAATCTTTTTTTTCATATTCTCGCTTTTTAGTGGGGCGAGATATTTCACTAATAGTCAGCCATTTATAGAAATCAATTCCTCTAAAAATCATCCTAGTCTCTGCGATTATGCTCGCCCCTTTCTTCTTTCGGATAACCGTTCGTTACGCGCATTTTCTTTGGCAACAGTTGGCGCAACTTTCTTACCAACTTTTTCTTTATCCATATAAATGTCGGACTCTTGATCTCGAATCTCGGCCAACAATTGATTATTAACATTAAGTAATCGAATCACTTCTTGTAGATCAATACTTGCTGAACTAGCAAAGTTACTTCGAATCGCTTGAGTATCAATACCAATCAAATCTGCGAGATTTAAGGTCATGTTTGAAGCCATGTTGCTCAATCCAGTCGTCGCAGATTGGATGATTCCTGAACCATTTTGAGCCATGTAATTCAGTGCTTGACCGATTAATTCCATAGCTCTGGCAGGTTTAGTAACAGGCAGAACTACTTCTGGTTTATTATTCTCTCCTGCTCGATAAACCTCATTCATTACCCAACCACCATCTTTGTATCCTTTGATACGACTTCCAGTTGGTCCCCATCCAGAACGTCCGTATGGTAAATCTCTACGCCAATTAGAATTATTGAAGAATGCCAATAATTGATCGTATCCACTAAAGATGTTTCCATGACCTCTCACTTTATAAGCATCAAAAGTTGATTGAATATATTGAAGCAATCCTTTAGCACCGCCAGAACCATTTGTACTATTCACATCAATAATCTGCTGACGTATCTTCTCGTTCCCAGATGATTCTCTTTGAATTTGTGCAAGGATTCCGTTTAGTTCAGAGGCAGAGATTCTTTGTCCCATTACTTTAGCGGCCCGCTTAATTTGTGCAGTCCAGTTACTTCCAGTAACTCCTGAACTTGTTTTCAAACCACCATCAACATCAGTTCCGGCTTTAAAAATATTTCCTGAACCCAATGCACCGTTTAAATGGATATGATCATAATGGTCGTTGTCTGGCCATGGTACCCACTGACTTGTTGCTGCTTGCCCTGAAATTCCCATCCGGTCACGAACTCTACCGTTAGTTATTACGTATGCAATCTGTTTAGGGAATTTCTCAAACGCCCAATTGGCCGCTTCCGTATATCTTGGACTACCGTAAGGGTAACCAGAAATATCGAGAGCTTGATGTTTTCCGTGCCAATAAGGATCACCAGGACGATATCCAGAAGTTATTGTTAATCCTCCAAATTTAGACATGACTTTTTGAGCGATATCTACTAAGTATTGATAAACATTATTCGCATTCATTGCACCGTCAAAACTTCCGCCCCCAAATGCGTCTTCGACATGCTTTTGTGCAAATGGATATGCTGCGCTAGTCATCAACTTAACGCCTGCTTTTGTCATGTTTCTCCAAGGTTCGACGATACTGTTATAATCTACACGTTGATCAACAAGTTTTTTGAAGGCTCCTTCGTCATCAATGATGTCGAAAATATCGAACTCTCCAATTCCGTCTTCATATTTCGGAATCATACTTCCAAGATTATTCTGAGCTTTTAGCACTCGCTCAGTCATCGTTGCATTGAGCACCTTCGCACCCTTTTTAAGCCAAACAAGAGCATTTCTACCCTTAGCGATAAAGGTAGATCCGTCTGGTTCTTGGATGATTTCCTGATATTTAGAACCTTTTTGATCATTTACTATTGCTGGACCATCAGATGGATGACCTTCACTTCCTTTGGCATATTGTGGTACTGTCCAGTTACCTAATTTCTTGTCGGACTCTACTTCCTTAAGAACGTAGTTAACCCCACCAATTACACCATTGACACCTTTTCCGATTCCGCCAACCATTTTGTTAGCAACACCATTCATCGTAGCTGACAAGGATCCGCCCATTGAGTTGATGCCATCGATCAGCGTTTGCATCAAAAAACGTCCAGCGCTATTAAAGCCGCTCGACTTCGACCGAAGATTATTAATAGAATCATTTCCAAGCTGATTCACTCGTGCGATAAATGAGCCGTAAAGTGCGTTCCAACCGTTTAGTAGGTTTTGAAGCCATGTACGTCCGGTTTGGTACATCGCGCTATAGAAACTACGCAACAAACTTACCACTTGATTACAAAAGTTCCGAACAGTGTTGATAAACGTCGAGACAAGACTATTCCAACCGTTCAGTTTGTTCTGCATCCACGCACGACCCATTTGGTAGTTCGGATTGTTCTGGTTCTTAATCAGTGTCGTGTACTGGTTGATAAACGTTTTAACTGTCGTCATCATAGTTGGTACTACTGAATTCCAACCAGTCATGAAATTAGTCAGCCATTCAGCCCCCTGAAGAACCATAGAAGGACTAATCGAACTGAACTGTCCAAGGATTCCATTAGCTGCTGATAGAGCGGTTTGAATAAGCTGAGGCGTTGAATCAGCCATCCCTTGGTTACCTGCTTGTGACGCTTGTTGTGCTGATAACTGCATCTGGTTTGCGTCAGGCATCCCGTAGCTTTCAGTCACAATCATGTTACTAGAAAGTCCGACAGGTTCAGCATCTTGTACAGCCTTTGTCATCAAATCAGTCACTGCGTCCATAGCTTGCTGAATCTTAGGCTTTCCTTTGTCAATACCTACTGCAATCCCAGCCGGTACCCATTGCGCATCAGCCATCATCACACGTGATGGAGATTTGATTTTCAATTTATCTTTGAACCACTTGCTGACATTTCCTGCTACATCTGTAACAGATTTCTTAAGCGAGTCTACTGCCCCAGTTATTCCTTTTCCAATACCAGAAATGATATCTTTACCAATCTTACCCCATTTGATATCTCCAAATGCTTTAAATATTGCGCTAAAGACCTGCGGTAGCATTTTTATCAATGTTCCGATCGTATCTATGATCCCTTTGCCGATTGCTAGTAGAATTTTTACTCCGGCTGCGATAATTGTTGGTAGGTTTTGGATCAGAACAGCTGCAATTGTAATGATCAATTTGATCGCAGTTTCAATCAATTTCGGTAGAATGCTGATTACACCCTGGATCAACGCTCCCAGTATTTTTACGCCAGCTTCAATGATCTTAGGTAAGCTTTGAATCAGAGTAGTAACGATTGAAAGTATTAGTTTGTTCGCCGCTTCAACTAATTTCGGCAACAACATAACGATCCCGCTCACTAAAGCAAGTAAGATATTCATACCGGATTCAATGATTTTGGGTAAATAAGTAATGATCAAAGATAAAATCATTTCGACTACTGAAATCACTGCGTTGATTAAATTAGGCAGCATCTGAATGATACCTGTAATGATTGAGGTCAAAATGGAAATTCCAGATTCAATCAATTGAGGCAACACTGATAGTAGTGTCTCGATAATCGTCGTTGAAATAGTGAGTGCGATAGTTACAGCTGTTTGTGCTAACGGAACGATTGTCTGCAAGATTCCTTGAATGATTCCACTCAAGATACTGATTCCTACTTCAATCATTTTTGGTAGTATTGCAGTAAACGAAGTCACTAGATTCAAGACGACTTCTGATACTTTTTCTAGTAATTGAGGAACCGTGGTTCCCATACCCTCAGCAAGTTTAGAAATTAGATTGCTACCAGTAATGATTAGTCCTGGTATACCACCAATTAAAATAGCAATGATCTTCGGTAATATTGATTTGAAGATATTAATGAGAGGCTCGAAATTCCCGATAAACGCT